GTGCGAGCGCGCCGTATCGATGCGCGTTGAACTGGGTGACAGTATCAACAGCATCACGCTTGCCAAGCGTAAGGACACAGGAGTCCGGGCGGTCAGGTTTCTTGAGGATCTGCTGAGTGGCGTGACTGTCAGTACGGTGCCTGAAATTGATGAGTGCCTACTGGTGAGCGATTTGGAGTTGGCACTACGGGAGGCGGTGCGGCTGCAGCGATGCACATATGAGTTGCCTGTCGAAGGCATCGAGAACCTGTGGCTAATGCTCCGACCTAGTGTCAGTAAATCAGCGCGGACGGTCTTTCACTTCGAGTTGGATAGTGTTGGCATCACCTTGCCGCTACCGCTGCCAACTGACCGAATTCAAGCCTACGAGCTCCTGTCTGCTTGTGTTCAGGAGTTTGTTGCTACCTATCGTAGGAAGGGGTGAAGAATGCTCAAGGATAACGAAGGTATGACCATTGCTATTTCAGCGTTGGACAAGCGCTTGCTCGCAAACGGAATTGCTGGCTGGAGATCCGCCAATGCTGATATCGATACAGCCATCTCAACTGCAAACTGGGGCGCAATTGAAGGCGCTCAACATGATCGGTTTATGCACGCGAACACGATCGCACTAATCTTTCACAAATACACCGACACTACGCCAGAGCAAGGGGCGCACCTATGATTGGTATTCCCAAAACGGGCACCCTAGAAAATGGCTGCATCAGTGCAAATGTCACTAGCGGTTATCAATTCACCACCGCCGATGGCCGGCCGGCCCGGCTAGCGATCATCGATGACCAAGGAAATGTCGTAGAGTCTGGTGAGAGCGTCGCTCGCGAGGCGTGGAATGTATGCATTGCTGTGATCAAAAACTTCAAAATTGGCCAGGGTCACATCATCGTACACGCCGCTCCACCTGGGCTGGCGCCTACAGTGAAGGCGCCTGCTACTCGTAATAGGTTATCCTGGGGTAGGGGACGTGACGGCGTTTAATGGCTACCTCAGTAGAATGCGTTGCCAATGATCTTCAGCGATGATGGCTATAGGCGTGCCACCCTCACGCAGCTCCACTGCGCGAAGGATCTTCGTGCCATAGCTACTGTGAATCCATTGGTCATTGCCAATGCTACCAATGACTAAATAGTCGACTTTTTTGCTGACTCCAGGACCAATTGCGCCACCACGTTCTCGTACCAATCGTTCACATTCTTTACGTGGGCCAAATGCCATGGTTCCAGTGAAGACGAACACACGGCCGTCGCACTCCACGTGTGGTGCAGGCTGGCAAAGAGGCAGGGGGGTGGGAGCAGTGTGGATGCTTTGGGTTGGACCAGTGGAGCTTATCCCTGCGAAGCCTCGGAGTGTTTCCAACAGCTCGGTTGATTCGTCCTCATCGAGAACACCATCCTGCAGCATCGAGCTGATGCGCTGGTACAGAATGTTCACAACCGGATCATCCAGGTGCGACATCTGACTTTCGATCCACTGGCGCAGGAACTGGGCTTCTTCAAGGGTGATAACCCCGTCGGCACTTACGCCAGCAGCAAGACCGGAAAGCATGTCCACATTACGGCGGTCCATGCGCGCAGTATTGAAGTGGCGACTTTTCTCGAAATCATTATGCAGGTCTGACACTGTTTACGTTCCTTGTTGAGACACTTACATGCCTGTGATTTTTGCGTCGATCGCTCGGCCAATTATTTCCCAGGTTCCGTCCAGACAAATGGTCTGATAGTCGCGATTCAGCGGAACTAAGTAGCCGAGACCAGCATCCTGGTCGTACTTCTTGAAGGTGGTTTCGCCGGTAGAGTTGTTGCGAGCGATGTAGAACTTTCCGCTGATTAGGTCGAAACCTTCAGGTTGTATCAGTATCGGGGTGCCTTCAGGGAAGGTTGGCGGATTGTCCGAGGTCATTGATTTGCCCTTGACCCTGAGCCAATAGCCTCGTGGCCCCGCGTTTTCAGTAGACGACAACCACTCATCGGCGATGCCCGACGGATAGCAAACAGATGACTCGACGGCAGCCCCAGCAGCTACCCAAGTAATCAACGGGTACTCCCTTGCCTCTCTATGGGGCTGGAGCATTGTGTGTACGTTTGCGTGGTCTGCTGTAGCTGTCAGAGCTGCTATCTCAGAGGCTAGCCGTGGACTGAAGCTATCCACTGGCTCATCTATCAGCCGTGCGAGAGCTGACGCGAACTTGGCATTTAGCGCATTCGTTCCATTCAGATAGTGAGCCACTGCTGCTGGAGTGATTCCGACTTCATCGGCAATTTTCCTCTGATTCAGCTTGAGAGCATTTTTCTTCGAGAGGAAAAGCTTTTGAGCAGCTTCGCATTCAGCAAATAGTTCGGGAGGGAGGGGCTTCTTCTTGGTCATGAGGAGACTATAAACCGTTGGTTAACACAATTAAGTTACCTGCGGTATTGTTATGATGGTTACCTGCGGTTAATATTATTGGATCTAGCCAGAGATCCTCGTTATGAATCAGATCCAATTGCCTGAACTGGTTGCGAAAATTGGTCAGGCTGCAGTCGCCGAGGCATTTGGCGTCAGCCCGGCAGCAGTTCATAAAGCGATCAGATCTGGTCGCCAAATCATCGTTTCCATAGAGGCCGATGGTACTTACTCGGCCCATGAGTTACGCCCGTTTCCTGCTCACAAAGCGCCGATTTCTGCCTCGTTGGAGAGACGCGGCTGTGAAGTAGCACGAATTGGGGAGAAGGCTATGGGCTGCCGAACAGAGTGACTACGTCCAGTTCAGGACAATTGTCCATCTCTCGTGACCAGGTGCTGGTGGCCCACGCTGCCGAAATGATCGCCCGCACTGGATTCAGCCAAGACCATTTCGCCCAGGCGTTAAGTGCGAACTTGCATCGCCAGATTCCTGCCAAGGCAGCCAGTAAAGATGTGCCCGACTTCGAGGCGTTTGCCCTGGGCAATGACACCTCGTCCTTCCTGAGAGCTTCCGGTGCCTGGTTGCGCCGTGTTGGCCGTTGGCTCAGTGGCGAAGTCGATCTGCCGAGTTGGGTCGAGGAGTCGTGGGTAGAGGCACTGGAAGGTGACTTCAAGGACTGCTGCATCAATGAACTGGCCAGCCGCCACGGTCTAACTGGTGCGCGTGAGTTGGATGGTGAAGGCAATCCGCTGGGTGCGTTCGGGCAACTGGTTGCCCGGCTCGGTAATACCGTCGCGTTGGGCAGTGAGATCCTGGCTGATGGCCGTATAGATTGCGAAGACCTAGACAAGCTGCCTGAGTTTGTCGATCGGCTGCGTTCGGTTGAGGCCCGGTGCGGCGAACTGCGTTCGCGCGCGGAGACGGTTCTGCTTGAACAGTCCGAGAAACCTCACTTGTCCCGGGTGAACTAGATTCCGTGACTACCCTGGACAAGGACAGCCAATCGCGCTCGGCCAGCGGACAAAAGGGTAGCCCCGGTAAGGGGCGACCTGCTGCTGTGCATCGAGACAAGAAAAGTCCCCACGCCGCTCTGCACGCACCCATTCGGGCACCTCGATATTCGGCTCCACGCCGGTTGACAGGTCAACAGCTGAAAAATCCGCTCCTGAGGATGGCGTTCTCTCGGCTCCGTCAGATCGGCCACCTGCGCGGTAAATACCTGCGCGACCTGGACACAATCCATGGTGGTCGCCGTACACGCTCCGAGAAATTTGAAGCCTTGGCCAAGGCTTCTGAGCAAATGCTGTTACGCCTAGACTTGGCCACCGGTGTGTTGGGATGGCTCGATGTCGAACGCGGGCAATATTTCCTCAACACGCAGTGTGGCATCGCGGAAGATTGCGATATGTCCCCAGCCTCTCTGAACCGTCTTATGCACAGCCTGGATCTGGCCGGGTACGTATATCGGCGAATCGAGAAAGTGCGGCTGGATGAAAAGGATGAGGCTGGGCTCAACCTGGTGCGGACTCGCGTCCTGGTGCGATTCACCGAAAAGTTCTTTGCAGACCTTGGCGTGCGTTACCTGTGGTATCGGGCAAAAAAGGCTGCGCTCAAGCGCAGAGATAAGGAGCTTCGTGAAGTCAGTGGCCTGCGTGCAGCACGCCAAGAAAAGGCATCGCTGGAAGAATTCCGGCGACAACAGTCTAGGAGCAATTGGGAAAAGAGCGAGGCACGCAAGGCTGCTCACGCTTACAGTCAGCACGAAACATTGAACGCTGCTGACGTATCTCCCCGAGGGGCGAAATCTCCCCTGGAGCCTGACAGAGGACCAGGTGGAGTGGACGAATCCATGGCGCGCCTACTGCGCAACGTCCAGGTCAAGAAAGACACCCCGACGAAGTAATCGCATCCCCTGCGAGACCAGGTTACGCCTGGTGGTCGAAAAAACACCCTACCGCTGTACTTGCCTATCACGCATGCGTCGTCATGCGGATAAACGCGTCCGTTCGCGCCCCATTTTTGTCGCCACTTTCCTGCCGCGCCGGCGTGCGGCCAAGCGATCCACGGAGCCTTTGAATTAAATGGAATTTTATACCCCTCTCAGCATCCCCAAAGGGTAAAAAAAAGAGATTTTCGAGGTGTCCACAGGGTCGGTGTGTTGGGTACATGATGATGCCTTCGCCCAAGGGCTCAGTTCGCTGCGCTCAGCTTTTTATGAGGAGCGCGGGCTGCGCGCCCGCCCAGCGGCAGGGCAGTGCCCTGCACCCATGCTAGATGCCCAGCACTCGGTGCTGGCGATCCAGCGGCCACAAAGCGGTAATTGGGCGCGCCGAGGCGAGTTGTAAAATTCACGGTCGGCGATCGCGGGCATGTACGGTCAGCGCACCTGAGATTTTTGGGTTTGGTTTGACGGGCAATCGGCCGCTGCGCGGGTAACGCCGCGCCACGATAGTGGGAGTCAGATGAGAATGTGTCGGCGGCTTATATGCCTGCGCTGCAGGCATTCCGATGCGGAAGCCGAGAACGGTGCGGAACAGTGCCCCCTGGTGGCACTGCAG